ATTAGCAGCCTAAACGCTGCTTAGGGTTTCGGTAGGTTTCCTCGTAACAGAATAACCTACCACTTAACTTAAAGGAGTTTTATTTTGAAGAAGATCATTAGTGCAACTTTGGTTGCTTTGTCATGCGCAGCATCTGCTGCAGATTATTTTAGCGTTGATATTGATTCGGTTAACGATCAAGTATCTGGTGCACGTAGCACCGCACAATACATTCGCGCTGGTAAGGAACTTGTTGGCATTCAAATGGGTGTACAGGGACGTACTGCTATTTCCCAAGCCGGTGGAATGCTTAGTAGCCTAGAAGTAACTGGTGGTAAGAACATCGGACCTTTCACACCCTTTGTTGGTGTTGGCTTTGATAACGGCGCAAACGGTGCACGGAATGCCGATTACAAATACGGTTTGGTTGGTGCAACAGCAGGCATGAAAGCTGGTCCAGGTTTTGCATTGGCCGGTGTTAAGACCCGTCTTGGTACTACAGCAGCAGTTGAGACCAAGCAAACGGTTGTATTCGGTACATACAGTGTTCCAGTTGCCAAAAACGTTGCAGTTAACTTGAATGCAAGCAAGAGCTATCAGGATATTCAAGAGAACGCATTCGGCCTTGGAGTCGGAATTAGCTTCTAATATAAATATTCGAGGGTTGATGGATCCCAATAAAACCATCACACATCACACACAGGAGAAAATTTATGAGTCTAACACCATTCGAGATTCGTCTTGAGCTTTTAAAAATGGCAAAAGATATGGTAATGGATGATTTCCATACTAAGCGCAATCAAGCAAGTGAGGACTGGCAAGTAAAGGTCGAAAATTCTCGACACGCCGGTATATCACCTCCAGAACATCCCCCACTACCCCCATATCCTACTGAGAGTGATATTATTACTCGGGCAAATACCCTTAATGGTTTTGTCAGTCAATTACCTCAATCAATCGTAACCAAAAAAGGTTAATCGGTAAGTGGATCTTGTCTTCAGGATCCACTATAATAGGGTATAAAAGAAAGGACAATTATGTACGAAGAATACATTGAGAATGCAATGTTCATTATTTTAGCATTCATCAAAGCTTTATTCATTCTACTCTTAGGCTACTTTATCTACACCTGCATGTCATGGGCTGTAGGAAGAAGTGTCTATCAATATAACACCACCTACTCAACCCCAACCCAGGTGACGTTAAAAGAGCGTGAAAGACAATTACAATGTCTTACTCAGAACATTTATTGGGAGGCAGCTAACGAGCCCTTCGAAGGCAAGGTGGCAGTAGCCCAGGTAACCCTCAACAGAGCTAAACACGATAAGTTTCCTAATGATGTTTGTAAGGTAGTATACCAGAAGAATATTTTTTATGAGAAAGTGATCTGCCAATTCTCATGGTATTGTGAGAACAATTACAAGATCAAACCTGTATACAAACCCATGTACGAAGAATCTGAGGCAGTAGCCAAGAAGGTTCTATTAGAGGGATTCAGGTTAGATGGATTGAAGGAGGCATTATACTATCATGCCGATTACGTTAATCCAAAATGGCGTAAAGAGAAAATTACTACCATTGGTCGTCACATCTTCTATAAGGAATAAAAATGTTAAAACTCGCAGCCTTCTATCTTAAGATAGTTGAACATCTTAAAAGCATCAGTACACAGACAATGGGATGGTTGGCTACGTTGCTATTGCACTGTGCCTTTATTCCTAACATCCTAACCGTACTACTAGGGGTATCTGATAGACTTCCTTCAGTAGATGTGGTATTGTTTATCTGGTCTGGACTCTTACTTATGTTCTTCAGATCAGTCTTTACTAAAGACAACCTAGGTATTATTACCGGTGGTCTTGGATTCTTTATACAAGCATTGTTACTTGCGTTAGTGGTATTTAAATAATGGATGAGTTAGAATTAGCGTTCACAAAAACACCATCAGACTTTATGATGGAAATTGATAAGATAGCTGAGGACAAAAGACTCAGCTACATAGATGCTGTTATATACTTTTGTGAAAGGCATGGGGTGGAAATTGAAACTGCTGCATCATTGATCAAGGGTAGTGCCAAAATGAAAGCAAAGGTTCAGCTTGATGCTGAAGAACAAAATTATTTACCAAAGACAAGGAAACTTCCGTTATGACTACATTACCACAACACCTGGGCGGGCATGAAAATGAAACACATATTGACGATGGCGCACTTAGTTACTTTATTGAAAATCTTGGCGTTAAGTCTATGGTCGATATTGGCTGTGGTCCTGGTGGTATGGTTGATCTTGCTAGGAGAAAGGGTCTCGATATTATTGGACTTGATGGAGACTATTCTATTGAGCGCCCATCCGAGATTAACGACCTGATTAAGATACATGACTTTGTTGCTGGGCCTTACCAGCTAGACAAGACCTATGACCTGGCCTGGACGGTTGAGTTCGTAGAGCACGTAGAAGAAAAATACATGGATAACTTTATCGATGTAATGAAGCAATGCAAGTACGTTATTATGACACATGCATTTCCCGGCCAACCTGGCCACCATCATGTCAACTGCCAACATGCATCCTACTGGTTGCGTGAAATGGAGAAACGTGGATTTCAATATGATAGTTTCACTACAATGTCCGTACGCAATGCTTCAACAATGCGTGAACGTTACATTAGACAACAGAGTTTATTCTTCGTAAATGGAAGCCTTTCAAGCGTATAAAACATATGTCGCGATCAAAAATCACTTCACTTCTAAGTCGTATGACTTCTTTAAGTACGGCGGCAGAACAAAAGCTTCAAGAGCCACGTTTGAAAAAAGGAATGACAAATATTTCTTTCACAAACTCTCTAAGCGAAAAGACGTGGTCGACTACCTTGTCGCCAATTTCATATACAATGACAGTACCTCCTGGGTCGGCGACTTTATCAATAATGAACAATCAGACAAACACTACCTTAGACTGGTCAAGGTCAGAGAGTCCCTATCGTATATCTTCAGTCAAGATCTCGATAGGCTCGAATCCGACTTTGACCTTAATTTTCAAGTCCAAGAAGGACAACACCCGCTAGTATTACGTAAGTATTTACAGCAGGAGATTAATCTAGAAACGTTAATCATCTTAGACGATCTGGTATCTTTTATGAGGAAGTGGAATAGAAGAATACAGGATCCGATAGTATGGCCACAGGTCTACATGAGGTGTAAGAAGTACAGACCGTTCTTCGAATACGACAAAGAAAAGATGAAGAAAATAGTGCTGGATAAATTTAGTGAAAGCCAGTAGAATATAAATAGTTGTATATCATGATAATGTGACATATAACGCATACAATTAATACATCGCATACAAGGAGCATAGAATATGGATTTCTCTCAACTCAAAAAGTCACGTCAATCTAATTTTGATAAGCTGACGCAAGAAGTTTCAAAACTTAACACCCCCCAAGGTTCATCAGACGATAATCGCTTTTGGTATCCAGAAGTAGATAAGGCTGGTAATGGCTATGCTGTTATTCGCTTTCTACCTGCACCAGATGGTGAGGATATTCCTTTCGTCCGAGTCTGGGATCACGGCTTCCAAGGCGCAGGTGGTTGGTATATTGAAAAGTCTTTGACCACCCTAGGTCAAAAAGATCCAGTATCAGAGTACAACAGTCAGTTGTGGAACAATGGTACGGAGGCTGGTAAGGAGCAGGTGCGCAAGCAAAAGCGTCGTCTGACCTATTACAGCAACATCTACGTTATTAAGGATACTGCACATCCTGAAAACGAAGGTAAGGTAGTTCTGTTTAAATACGGAAAGAAAATCTGGGATAAACTCAACCTGGCAATGAATCCAGAGTTCGAAGATGAGCGTCCAATCAACCCATTCGATCTATGGGAAGGTGCTAACTTCAAGGTTAAGATTCGTAACGTTGAAGGCTATCGTAACTACGATAAGTCTGAGTTTGATACCGCCGGTCCTCTATTCGAGGATGACGAGAAGTTGGAATCAATTTGGAAGCAAGAACACAAGCTTGGCGAATTCATTGACCCAGCTAACTTTAAGTCATACGATGAACTGAAGGGCAAGTTGTATCGTGTCTTGGGTCTTGCAGGTAATGTTAATCCAGTATCACGTGCTGAAGATAACACCCCACCTTGGAATGATACGCCTAAGACTCAGGCAGCAGCTCCTTTGAAAGAGACAGCAGCCCCTAAGATTCAAGAGGACGATGATGACAGTATGGAGTTCTTTAAGAAGCTTGCTGCTGAGGAATAATCAAGCGTAAGCAGTATTATGTCGGATGGAGATTCCTAGAGAACCTCGTCCGGCAATAGGACTTGGCATCGATGGCGGCGGCTTAACACCCCCGCCATTTTCTTTGGCTGCATTATTATTACTTACAGATGCAACTTGGAAAGATGGAGTGGATGCTACCTTCACACCTTG